CTAGGCTGCGCTCCCGCGTTGCGTGTCGATATACCTGGCCGCGTCGGCAACATGCACCATCGGCTGACGCGCGGTCCTTGTGAGCGGTACCGGGAATGTGCCCCCGGCGATGCGGTTGCGTGCGGTCTGGACGCTGACGCCCATGATGTCTCGGCAGAACACGTCGAGCGGGATCAGCGGCTTCTCGTAGCACGCCAGCAGCATGAACTCGGTCTTCATTGTCTACGCCCCCTCGCTTTCCACCGGTTGAATCGGTTCTGGATCAGGCGGAACGTCGCCGCCGCCTGTGGGTTGGTGTCGAGCTCTGCTCGGCTCGTGACGTCGCAGGCTCGCCGGATCCACTCGCTCGCGTCCTGATCGCTATGCGTGCCGTCGGGCACGTCGGCATTGAATTTCGCTCGGGCGCGGCGATCGAGGTAGAGGCGGAACGAGGCGTCTCGGCAGAGGATGCCCGCGGCACGGGCGTGATGCTGGCTCATGCCTCAGCCCGCCGCTGCTGCGCCGCTTCGAGGATCCGCATGTCGCGACCCTGGTGCGGCTCGTCTGCGACGTCGAGCGTCTGAGCGATCAGCCCGACCATCGCTGCGCGGTCCTGCGCCAGGTCATTAGCCGCTTCGCCGATCTCGAGCGCATGCTCGAGCGATGTTTTGGCGTCGGCCAACTGCTCCCGCAGCACCGCGACCTCGTCGCACAGTTCCTGGTAGCTCTTGTTCATCTTCCCGGCCCTCAGTAGTGGTACCGGCCCGGCGTCGCCGGGCGCGGTGCGATGAGCATGGCGTCTGCCACCTCGGCGGCGACGTGGCTGGTGCGAACCTCGATCACGTCGACGCGCGGCATGAAGCGTGAGGCGAGGGCGATGCCGCCCTGGATCGCGACGCCAAACGCAGCGGCGAACATCAGCAGGGCCATGATCCGCGTCGCACGGTGGATACGGTCACCGAACATGGCGCCCCCGTTTTTCCCGAACCGACTGGCACTCGATGCAGGTCCGCGTCCAGGGCGCGGCCGCGCGTCGGGCGGCGGGGATCTCGAAGCCACAGTCCTCGCAATCCGGGTCGTCGCTGGCCGGGGGTAGGGCGTGCTGCGCGAGTGAGGTGGCCAGGTGGTGCTCGACGGCAGCACCGGCGTTATCGGCGATGTCAGCCATGGTTCATCTCCTGTACCTGAGCGCTGTCGCGGTAGGCGCAGCGATGATTCTTCATTGCCTGGCGCAGCTCGTCTTCGGTCTCGAAGGCGATCACCAACGCGTAGCGGTGGCGCGTCTCGCCGGTGTTGGGTGCCAGCACCGCCAACTCGCCGGCGTCCTGCAGCGTGCCGCGCGGGGCAGCATGGCGATCGGTACCGGTCCAGCGCGGTCGGCTTGGGTTGTGGGTCATGTCGTTCTCCTTGCTAGATCCCTTCCGGGAAGAATTCATCGACGCTTTGCCATTCGGGCAGAACGGTGGGGTTGGCGTGCTGCCGGACCGCGGCCTGGATCATCCGATGCTCCATCTCGGCGTCTTCCATCTCTTGGCGAACCTCTTCACTCGCTCGCCAGTCTCGATAACGCTGCATTTGCGCCTCGAGCTCCTCCGGCGAGAGCTCTCTCGGAGTCAAAAGCTCAGGCGGAACGAGGGAGCGCCGGGCGCTCGGCGTACAGTTATTGACACAAGTCCAAGGGTCAGCGGCTTCGCCGCCTCCCGAAAAACCGCTCGCCGCGAGGCTCTGCTTCGCCCTCACGTCCCAGCGGTACAAGCGGGTGAGGTACTCCGCTTCGCGGCCCTTGTGGTCCTTCACCACGAGCCCTTTTGGAACGCGGATCTCGTCGCCGTAGCGGCCGCGCTCGACCAGCCCACTGTTGATCTCGCCGGTGGCGTGGCTGAACGGATCCTCGTCGCCGCCACCGGTGCGGAAGGCGGGGATCGACCACGGCTTGATTGGCTGCTCCTTGCGCGGGGTGTTCGGCCCGCCCATCAACCGCAAGAACGTGTCCCACTGGCCGGCGAGCGCCGCCTCGCGGATCTGGTGCAGCACGCGGGCGATGGACCGGCGCGGCCTAGTGGCTTCCTCCCATCGCGCCAGCTCGTCCTGCTGCTGCTCGGTGAGCCGTCGCACCTCGCGCCAGACGGTGACGCTCGGCAGCCCCATGAACTGAAATTGCCGGATGCCCCATGTCGCGGCCCACGCCTCGATGCGCGGTGCGCTGTCATTGAGGTCGTGGCCATAGCTGTCCAAGTGATCGCCATCAACGCCGGCTCGAGCGAACTGCTCGCCGTTGATGTTCTTGCTGATGTACTTGGCCACGTAGCCGGCGGCGGTACCGCGGTCGCGGTCGATGCGCTCCACCTTGAATCGCGCCGTCGTCCGCTGGCCGAAGCGGTCGACCAGTTCTTCCGGGGACTCGGCTTCGGCGTAGCTCTGCAGCGTCTCGATCACCGCGTCCGCGTGGTCCGGCTGCGTCCAGATGAGCAGGTGCCAGTGCGGCGTACCGTCGTGGTGCGGTTCCACGACGCGGATGCCGTAGATGCCCAGGCCGTCCCGGGCGAGCGAAGCGCGCGCCTGTGCCCACAGGCTTTGGATATGCTGCTGGGCGTCTCGGGGCGTACTGCCGTCGTACTTCGGGTTGCGCTGCGAGCTGTGCGAGCGCACCGGGTGGAACCGCGACGGCGTGGTGATCGTTACGAACAGACCGACGTGACCGAGTCGATTGGCCTCGGCCTCCGTATCGCTGATCCGCAGCATCAGCTCCGCCCGACGGTGGTCCGGATTCGCCAGCCCGAGCTCCGCGAGTTCGGCCAGGGTGTAGGTCTGATCGTGCTGGTTGATCGCCTCGATCGCTTCGAGCAGGGCGCGATTGCGCACCTTCTGCGAGCGGCGGCGCTCGAGCGTGAGATTGCTGCAGTAGATGCCTGCTCGCTTGTGCACGCGGCGCGCCTCCCGCATCACCTGTTCGATGCGCCGGCCGGTGATCCGCCGCAGCTGCCGGCGCCACCACTTGTCACAGCCGAGCCGAGCAAGCTGGGCGCTCGCCTTCATCTTGGGGCTGGGCGGATTCACCCCGTGCTGTCGGGCGCGTTCCCGCCCCTTGGCCAGCGCCATCTCGTCAGCAACGGCGATGCTCATCACCGGCGCGCGCTCCCACCGGAACACCGCGAGCAGCGGGATGCTCGGCGCCGGCGGCGTCAGCGGGTTGCGCGCCTCGGCGATCAGTCGCGCCATCTGGCGTGCCTGTGCCGAGATAGTGCCGGGCAGGGGCGGCAATCGGCGGGGCGGCGGTAGCAGCCCCAGCCGCAGCCGTCGGTTGTGGCCGGCGATGCTGCCGATCAGCTGGTTGCGGGCATCCTCGACGCCCATCGCCTGCCCCTTGGCGTAGTCGCACAGGGCATCGTCATCGTGGGTCGCGTTCAGCGTGCCCACGCTCAGGCGTTTCTCGACATCGGCCAGCCAGTCGCACGCGGCCAGCAGGCCCTCGGTCTGCGTGCGGTGGCGGCGGATCTCGGCAAACGCCCGGCGCAGATCACCGGCCAGCGTCTCGAAACGAGCGAACACGCGATCCGGATCGATGAAACGGTCCGCATGGCGACGCAGCCAGGTATTGCCGGCGGCGTTGCCATGACGCGCCGCGATTTCCACAAAGACACCAGCCAGCGCCTCGGCCAGTGACGGCAGGCGGTCGAAGAACGCCTGTCGCCAAGTGAGGCAGTCGGCGGTGCCGAAGCGTTGGGAGTCGGCGATCGCGCTCACTTCCCACCTCGCTCGATCAGGTCCAGCCAGTGCATCGCCGCGCGGGTATCGCCGTCGCTAAGCGCCCGGCGTGCATTGGCGGCAAGCGCATGGCTTGGGTGTCGTGCGTCTTCCAGCCGACCCCGCAGGCGAGCGGCGTAGCGGCTCATCCGGCCGATCGCCGCGCGGATCGCATTGCGGTCGTGCTGGCACATCAGTTCGAGGGAGCGCGTGGCGTCCTCGGGTTCCATGCGTGCACTGGCGAGCACCGCCTTGCGCTCCGGGATGGTCAGGTCGGACCAGAGCGCGGCGAGATCCTCGTCCGCGCAGCGAGCGTGAAGCTCGGCGCGTAGGTCGCCGAATCCCGCCCGGTCGTCCGGCTGGACGACCGAGAGATGACGCGGGCGCTCGGTGACGGGTTGGGCGGCAGTCATGGCGGCCTCCGGCTTACTGGAGTGGGCGATGGTTGACGACGCGCAGCGCGCCCCGATCACGGGCGCTCTTGCGCTGGGCGAGCAGGTCACCGACCGTGAACGGCACCGGCGTGCCCCCGGCGGTGCGCAGTACGACGACGTGCGACGTGCTGGCCTCAAGGTCGATCCACGCGACCTGATTGAGCGACTCCAACTCCGCGCTGGCGTGGATCGCCGCGAGCTCTGCCTTGGCCTCGCTCATGGCGTGTTCGCTCATCAGAAACTGCGTGCAGTTCTCCAGCGATTCCCGGCGCGACAGGCCGCGGCCGTAGCGCAGCAGATAGCCGATGGCAGCGTTTTCGGAGTCGAGTTGGGGGACCCGGCCGGCCTGGAAGCCAGCGGGAGCGGTGGTCATGGTCATGGTGTGTCTCCGTTATCGCGTGTCGCGAAAGAGGTCTTCGGGCGGCAGCAGCTTGTAGGGCACATTGGCTGCCAGTTGGCCGGTGTAATCGCGGTTGGGGCGGCCGCTGGGGCTCGTCGTCTCGGTGACGATGTATTCGCCCTTGCCGCACCAGCCGCAGGTCGGGTCGTTGCACTGCAGGTAAGCGACGCGATAGTCGCTGTGCAGCTGCTTCGACGTTCGCACGCGGCATGGGCCTTCGCAGTGCGGGCAATCCCAGCGCATCGTCATATCAGCGCACCGGGTACATCGCGCGCGGGCCGGCTGCCTTACGGGCCGCTCTGCGCATCCGGCGCCGCGCCAGAAACTCGGCCGCCTGATCCAGCGAATCCAGTCCCTGCTGTTGCCGGATCGCCTCGAGCAGGCGCTCCGTGTCCGGGTCCAGCTGCAGGCCGACGGTTTGGTTGTGGGGCATGGTCACCTCTCGTGACGTGGCGGATGAGTCATCGGTGCGTCAGCGATGACGCATCAATGAAGGTTCGCTTCGGCGCCAAGTCCCATCACACTGATCGCATCGAACTCATGGATGTCGCGCACGCCCAGGCACTCGAGCGCCTCGTTCATGACCAGATAGCGAAGCTGAGTTGCCAATTGCAGGCCGTTGAGATTGGCCAGCGCCTCCAGAAGGGCGAATTCCTGCTCGCTCAGATTGACCTGGACGCGCTTGGACTTGTTGCCGCGATGGGTGGGGTACATGACGAATCTCCTTGTCGGTCAGTGGGTGGACTTGGCGGCGGCCGGCGTCTGCTCGAGGCCCTTGAGCATCAGCATCCGCACCGTGCCCGACAGCGAGCGCAACTCACGCTCGGCGAGCGCCTCGACCTGCTCGCGTTCTTCCTGCGTCACGATGGTCATGATCGGGCGATTGCAGCCATGGGGAGACTGGCGTCGACGCGTCTGGGTCATGTGATAAGCTCCTTTACAGTGTTAAAGACGTTTCAAATGGCGGGGGAAATCGCTTGAAGGTGCCGGATATTTCCAAACCCTATGTTCGACGGTTCTGCGAAAGCGTCGTGCCTCGGGCTCGACCGGAACGGGTCAAACATCAGCCCCTTGTCGATGCAGAAGCGGCGGAATGTTTCCGCGTCGTCGAAGCGCATGTGGCGGCCAACGGCGGTGAAGCAGTTATAGGCTGGGCCATTTGGGAGTGGCGCAAAGTGATGATCGAGGCGGAATTCCACGCCGTGTGGCGTGACCCGAACGGGAAGCTTCTCGATCTCACGCCGCAAGGATTTAAGCCGCCCCGAATCCTGTTTGTGCCGGACCCGCAGCGCCAATACGAAGGCGTTCAGGTCAACAACATCCGACGGCCCCTTCGGGAAGACGAGCGGATAACGCGCTACATCGACCTCTGGCAGCAGCGATTTGAACTTCTCAACGAAGGCGATTTGGCCAATCAGCACGGCCTCGTGGGTGTCTCCGAACTGCGCCTGGGGGAAATAGAAGATGCGATGTACCAGACCCGCCGCTCGCTCGCGCTCGATTTTGGGCCGGGCTAGGTTCTGGTGAACCGACCCCGGGTGAGGCTCGCGAAGCCGGCGGACCGGTTTGGTGGAAAACAGGGCAGTCATGGCAGTGACTTCCTTGGCGGCTTAAAGACTGTGAAACAGATAATGGTTCACGTACGTGAACCATGTCAAGAGCGAGGTGGGTTCGTTTTGTCGACCATTGGCGATCGTATCAAGGAGGAACGCGACAGGCTCGACTTGAGTCAGACCGCGTTTGCGAGCCTTGCTGGTGTTGGTAAGACGACCCAGATCAACTATGAAAAGAACAATCGGAGCCCCGATACCGACTATCTCTCTGCACTGGATGCCGCAGGGGTCGATACGTTCTACGTTCTGACGGGGCGTCGGTTGGAAGAGCAAAAGTCGCTCGCGGAGTCCGGGGGTGCAGATGATGGGAGATCAGTGCCGCTTTACGACGTCGAAGGGGCAGCAGGAGCAGGGCGTTCGCTCGAGCATGAGACCGTGATCGGGCACTTCCCGATGACGATGGCGTTGATTAACCAGCTCGATTTGGCCGACGCGCGTCTAGCCGGGGTGAGGGTGCGCGGTGACTCCATGGAGCCAACGCTATTCGATGGTGACTGGACGTTCGTCAATCTCGACGACACCAACTGGTCGCTCGGTGGGGTGTTCCTGGTCTGGGTGAGCGGGGAGCTACGCATCAAGCGGGTGCAGCGCCTCGCCGGCGGTGCTATGTACCTGATCAGCGATAACCGGCACTACGAACCCGAGATGATCGCGCCGGACAAGATGCAGGACGTGGCAGTGCTCGGGCGCGTGCGGACGCGATTGGGGGAGATTGCCTAATCTTCAGCATGACAATGAACGTCAGCTATAGCTAACGCTTGACGATTAGTAGGCGAGGATGTGCTGGAAACTTGTATGTTGTTACGCAAAAGTAGCGTTAGATTTTAAGTTATCTCTAATAATTGATGGTTTGAGGCTAAGATGGTGCGCGAATTCGATGGGGCCAATTATAATTATAGCGTTGGTGTGAAGTTTTACGATATTTATCGGTATTCGACGATAAGAGGTTATGCTGATGAAGCTTCAAGGCCTGTAAAGTTAGGCTGCAATGTGGATGTTGTCAGTTTGATCGAGTTTTTTCAATCTATGTTAGGCGGTGAAGATGTAAAGCAACGCATCAACATGAGACGGAAAGAAATTTATCTAAAGAGTGTGGAGGATTTTGGCGCGTACTATGTTCTTTTAGTGAACATAACCGATGCGGCGAGCGAGCATACTGCGTCTAGGAACATTGAGACAGACCAAACCACTTCTGTTATATATGACGATAACGAAGGCACTAATAGGTCAAGTCATATAGTAATACGTAAAGAAGCTAACGGAGATGGTCGTAACCTCATGGCTTTTCAGGTAACCCAAGGTCTCGATCGCGCCAAGCTAGTCAGTTTTTTTAATAGTTTGATAGCTAATTATGTGAGGCTGAATCGTAATTCTTTCCTAGTTCCTGATCCTGAATCTGAGGCAGATGAAAACGGTAATATTAAGCAAAAAGTACAGAAGCCTAAAATCGAGCTGCATGGATATATTGCAGACAAGTTCTTTTCAGATATGGAAAATGGATGTTTAGATCAAATGGTTTTAGTGGGGGATCCACAACGGGTCAGAAATGTTGGGGAAAGTGTTCCGGATTTTTTCCAACACCTTCGTATTGATATTGATGTCGCTGCAGCTGAAAGAATGGGACTTCGAGACCTGTTCAATGCAGTGGTTTCGGGTGGGCGAGAATTCAATATGAGCACTCTGAGGGTAAAGTTCAGAGACGAATCAGATGCCGGCCACAGTAAGGATGTATCACTTGATGGCATGGCTTCGATAGATGATGAAAATTATGTGTTAACTCGTAAGATTTACTTTGGGTTTAGACGGGTTGCAGCCTACGATGAGGTTTCAGAAGTCGTAGCCGGTAAGATGATCGAGAAAATAGAAGATGAAAGAATTTAGCGTAGTCATTTACCAATTGACGAGACCTTTTGCTTATCTTCTGATTAAGCACGAGGATAAATATATCTACGACTGGCTGATTCCTGGCGTTGGTTTGGTGCTGTTATTTCTTTTAGTCCATTTTTTAGGGTTAAATCTCTTTCAGGTTTTTTCGTTGATGGAAAGTCTGAGTGGTTTTGTGAGTTCCTTGCCCGGGTTTTTTATTGCTGCACTGGCTGCAGTTTCTACTTTCAATCGTGCTGACATAGATAGATTCGTAGAAGGAGCAGAGACTCCAAAAATTAGATCATTGGTTGGAGATAGGAAAATTCCAATTCGCTTAACAAAGCGGCGCTTTCTTTGTCTTTTGTTCTCTTACCTTTCTGCGCTTAGCATTGTAATTTCTATCATTGGGATTTTGCCAAGTTCTGTTTCATTTTTTGATGCTAATGATGTTGCTAAAAGCTTTTGGGGTTCTATCTTATTTTCTTGTTTTTACTTCATGATGATCATGCAGCTTTTGTCTACAACTCTGTATGGGCTGTATTATCTTGGAGATCGCATGCATCACTAATAGATATGTGAGTTTCTAGTTTTAAACCTTTTAGGTTGTTTTTTGAGTATTGTCTTTTAGCTCAGGTCTCTTTATTTCTTAGTTGATCAGTTTTGCTCAAGTTTAATTTCTGTTTTTCAGCACCTTCGCAAGCATAACGACGCCAACTGTATTACTCGCCTCGGAGCCACCCCGTGCCTCCGACGGGAAGGTCCAGGTCATGAGGTCACAGCCCAGCTCGCTCTGTACTTCCTTGAGACGTGCCATCACATCGTGAAGCTCTCTATCTGTCGCTTTCTCGCTGGACGGGTTCCGGATAGACAGGAACAGCAAGCCGACGTTTTTCACGTCGGATGCCTCCCCGGCGGTGCTCTGGCTGTCATGCATGGCCTTGTTGATCAGTGGAGCAATTATCTCGACCAGAGACATTAAACGCGGCTGCAACACAGCGTGCTTAGCCTCGACGTAATAGTTCTTCCGGCTGGTCTCGTTGCATAGCCACAGGTCGCATCGGCCCGTGTGCTGCGATTCCTCGCGCTGTTTAACGTGCTTGAACTCTTCCAGCCCGATAAAACCGCTCCGCCATGCCGCGGCGGACCACAGCCCCAGGCAAGGGCGCTCGCCGTAATCGAAGGCGTTTTCCTCTCCCTCGTGAACGCGCGCATAGCGATTGACCATCATCCGCCACTCTTCGGAAATGCCGACCCACTCATTGAGCGCGCCGTCTTTAGGGATAACCCCGTTGATGCTCGACATGCTCACTGGTCCCTGCCTTTGAAGTTTGCCGCCAAGCGTATCAGATCGAAAGGTAAGGTCGGGTGGGTAGGCGCTGGGTATCGCCACATTGCCAAATACTGTAAATGCGTACAGTATTGAGGCAGTCGCTTGGACGCCGGATGCCACCGGCGAGCCGCCAAAGAGTGGCCGGTCCGGGTGCTTAACAACATGGTGCGGGGAACGGGGTTCTCATGCAGGTGCAATATCTTGGGCCCTTGATGCTGGGGCTGGGCCATCCGGCGCTGACCGGCTATGACCTTAAGAGCTTTTCACCGAGCTGTTTCGCGGTGGAGATTGGCGAGCAGGCTGGCCTCGACGGGCCGCTGATCGAGGGTGATGTATTGATCGCCGACGAGGATCGGATGGCCGGCAACGATGATCTCGTGATCGCGAAGCTGCCGGGCGAGCACCTCGTCGCCCGTACCTGGCGCATCGGCGGCCGCGTGCGGCTGATACCGCTGCACGGCCGCGAGTCGGTATTCGCGCGGGACGACATGCTGCTGGGCGTGGTGGTCAGCCAAGCACGGCGGTATGTGGTGTGAGGTAGGGCTAAAGCCTGCCGGCCTGCAGTCGATCAATTGGGTGTGCGTATTATCTTTCTCGCCCCGGCCCAACGGCCGGGGCTTTTTTGTGTCTGGTCATCGGCAGACCGATTCGCACGGCGTGCCGTCGTTGTCGCCGTCTAGCCGACCATTGCCGCACTGCTCAAGGTGAAACCGCGCCTCAGCGCATGACCGCATCTGCCCGCAGGTCTTCCGCGTCGCGCAGCTGAAACCGTCGTCGTTCGCTGACTGAAGTGGCTCCGGGCGCGGGGACTCGGCCACCTGTTGGATCGTCGGCGCTGTCTCGTCGACGTAGGGGTTGGCGCTGCCCTGAATCGCGGCGATACGCCGGTTGCGTTCCCGCTCCCAGTCGCTTACCGGGTCGGCGTTGGCCCATGCGTTGAAAAGCTGCTGTTGCTGCCGACTGATCTGGATGCCGTAGGTATCGCGCATGTACCAGTAGGTGCGCGCGACATCGCCCCGGACGTCGGCCGGGGGCTCGAAGGTGCGTTCGGGGAAACTAACCTTGGCCTGGCAATGACCGTATTGGTAGGCGTCGCCGCCGGCGATCATCCCGTAACGCATGTTGGAACGGTCACCGTTCACCTCACCGACCGACGGCACGAGATTCATCAGATCCGCCTCGGCCTTCCGAAACACGGGGTCATTGGCCCGACAATTGCGCCGGCCGCCGTCTTGCCAGCACTGGCGCTGCCGGCCGAAATCATAGGCGGGCATGACGTGCTCCCACTCGATCCGCGCGGCGCGCTTGGGCTGTTTGCGGATCTCGTAGCCGCAGCTCGCGAGATCCGGCCCCGCGTCGAAGTCGAAATCGCAGCCGCAGTAGAAGGTCTGGTCCTGGTCGTAGTAGACCTCGCTCTCGGCTATCCGCTTGGCGGCGGAAAACGAGCTGGGTGGTGCCGCGAAGGCGGGCAGGACGGTGAGAACAAGTAGGATGAGAAAGACGCGCATTCTGGGGCTCCGGATTCTGGAGCGTGGATTGTAGTGTTTTGACCTGTATCCGGGAGTCAAAAAAAGCTACCAAAAGCCCCGTTAACGCCAGCCTATGATTGACCAGTACATGGCAGAAAGTCGCTCGTTCATGGGCTGCCAATGAGGAGGTGACATGGAAATATCGTTATCCAAATTCATTGAAAGCGTGAAAGCAGAGCTCAAAGGAGCGCAATCCGACGAGGAGCCGTTCTATGAACTGACCGAGGTCGAACTGGAAGTTGCTTTTGCAATGACGAGTGAAGCGGGGGGCGGGTTCAAGTTTGTCGTTTTCGATTTAGGGGGAAAGGCTTCCGAGACCGCAACCCATCGTGTGCGGCTGAAATTGGAACCACTGCCGGTGCCAACGCCCGATGAACCGCCGGATAGCCCTTCACCTCGCTCAGATCATCTACGAAGGCGGATGAGCGAGAGGCGGCTACTAAGGGGCGAGGCTGCGGTTTTCGCCGGTCGGGGTTACGGCATTGATGAAGCAAGACGGCCGCGTTTAGAAGAGATGGAGGAACAGCTTAAGGAACTAGAGAGACAAGTGAAGAAGCGCCCCTCTCGGCCAAGATACAGGCGCAGATAGTATCAAATGATTCGCGAGGGGAGGTTTAGTCTGTGGTCATACTCGGCTTATCCCCGCCGACCGATTTTGATCATTGGTTTTTTAGCTCACACCGCACTCGCGTGACGTATCCCGAGTCATCCAGCGTGTCCTCTACCTCGGTGACGATCCAGCCGGCACCGTCGATCTCCGGCTTCCAGCCGCTGAGCGTGATCGGCGTTTCGGGCGCGAGATCGGCGCGACCATGCGCGAGGTTCAGTTCGAACGTGGCCTCGCCGCGACGGATGCGGCGCCATCCCGACCGGGCCGCTTCCAGCGCATCCGCTTCGGTGGCGTAGGTGGCGCGCAGATCCTTGAGCTTGTCGTCGGTGCCGGCGATGACCGGCTGGCGCTCGGCGCCGTCGGTGTCGTTCCAGTAGGCGCGTACGCCGGTGTAGCTGTCGCGATCGGTGCGGCTGTAGCGGTGCCGGTCGCCGTCGCGGCGGGTGAGGGTCACGCTGGGTAGGGCGAGGCCGCTGGCCGTCAGGGCTTCGCCGGCGAGGGTGAACAGCATCCGTTCGGACTTCACGGCGGCGATGGCGTCGAACCGCTCGCCGAGGCGCGTCAGAAAATTGAGGTCCGACTCGTCGGTCTGATCGATGTGGCCAACACGGATGCCGCCGAGCGTTTCACCTATGATGGGTTCCAGCGCGTGGCGGCCGGCGATGGTCCGGACGATCTCGGCGAGGGTGACGTCGTGCCAGGACTGGCTGCGCTTGCCGGGCAGTAGCTTTCGCATGTCGGCGGCGCGGGCGCGGAGGGTGAGCCTGTCGGGTGCGCCGCTGTGCTCGACCTCGTCGACGACGAACACGCCGCGGTCGATGAGGCCCTCGTCCGTCCAGCCGATGGCGACGTTCAGTGAGGCGCCGCCGGGCGGGATGGCGAGCTGGCCATCGTGGTCGGCCAGGGTCAGGTCGAGCTGATCTGCCTCGCCGCCGCGCTGGCTGGTAACGCGCAGCGTGACCAGTCGCCCATTGATGCGCGGGGTGATGTCCTCGCCGGCGAGGGTGATGCGATAGCCGGGGCGGTGGTAGGGCGCCGGGGTCATGCGTAGGCACCCCGTAGCAACGCTCGGGAGTAGAGCGTGATGTCGCCCAGCATCTCGCTCGTCGGATTCGGGTCGTCGACGTGCTCGAGCGTCATGGAGAACTCGATCTTCGCCGCGGCGCCGTCGTGAAACAGCGTGCTCGAGGTCTCATCGATACCGGTCACGACCCACAGGCCGAACTGCCGGCCGCTGCCTTCGACCAGCGGCCACGCCTTGCCCTTGTCCGCCATGTCGCGGATCTCGTCCAGCGATGCGCGCCCGCCGGTGAACTCGGGGTAGAGCGTCCCCGTCAGTGTGATGGTATCCGCTCCCGCGCCGAGGAACTGATACGCCGGACGCTCGCCCACGCGAGACTGCGACGCGTGGCGCCATTCCGTGCGGCGCTGGAGTTGCTGGTAAGGTACGGATCGCGTTTCGAACACGAACATTCCAAGGGCCATGAGCATGAAAACTAACCTCCAAAGGGCGCGAGAGAAAAAGTCCAACGCGATGCGTGATGCCAGTGAAATAACCATATTCGTATTTTCAGGGTGTATGCAATTCTTGTTCGTTCTAGCAGTTCTCCCAGTTCTGCTAGGTGGGTTTAGTATCTACTTTACCCCGACGAACGTTGAGTTTTTTGGCGGTATAAAAAGTCTATCTGCGTTCGCCTACGCGGGGTTTGCCGTTCTAGTTCTAAACAAATGGAGTGAAGAGAAGTCCTTATCTCGACCAGTCAATCTCGCCTATTTCCACACTTTCATCTTGGTCACATCTGCGCTTTATCTTGGTTTGATTCCGGATGACATCAATGTTCCGAGCGACAGTTTCATCGGCCAGTCGTTTGTCTATATCCCAGTGATGGGAGCGCTGGTTTCTCCGGCATGTGTTTTCATCAACTTGCTTTGGGGGGTCGCGAAGCGGCGAGCCTTGGACTCTGACTCTGAGCTCACTCCGAGTCCCACATCGAAGACCGATGACGAGCCGACTGCTCACGCCGCGCCTCCTCAAGCGCCCGCTGGACCTCGCGAGCAACGTGTCGAGCCAACGCTGTCTCATCCATCCCCGGAGCGGCACTGACATTGATATCGCCGAGCTGGATGCTGTTGTCGTTCACCTGCTGGCCACCGCCGGCCTGAATCGGTGGCCGGGTGTCGAACTGGATCGGTTCGCCGCCGGTGTCGATGCTCGGCATGTCGAACGGTGCGACGCTGGCCTGAATGGCGGGTAGTACTGGTAGCTGTGGCCGCTCGACGCTCGCGTGGATGCCCGGCAGCTCCGGCACCTGCGGCGTCGGAATTTCGGGCGTGGCAGTGGCGGGTAACGTCATCGCGCCGAGGGCGATACCGGCGCCGGCCTGGCTGACGCGCTTGGCAATCTCGGCAATGCGCTTCACGGGTTCGTCGCGTTGCCGCTCGAGGCCGACGTTCAGGCCGTCGACGGTGTAGCCACCAAAAGCGGTGAAGACACGCGACGGGCTGTTGATGCCGAGCTTGTCGGCGAACCAGCCTTTTACGTCGTCGGCGATGCCGACGACCTTGTCTCTTAGTGCGGCGATCTTGCCGCTGAGGCCGCTGATCAGCCCTTCCACCGTCCAGCTACCGAACTCGGCGAAGACTCGGGAGGGCGAGTTGATGCCGAGCACGTCGGCGAACCAGCCTTTCACGCTGCTGGCCATATCGACGACCTTGTCCCGCAGCGCTGAGAGCTTGCCGGTCAGGCCGCCGATCAGCCCATCGACGATGAAGCCGCCGAGCGACTGGAAGCGCTCGGGCACTTCGACACCGAGCTTGCCCAGCGCGGCGGTGATCCCCTTCCAGAGTAGGCCGAAGGGCGACCAGTTCATGAGTAAGCGCGCGACGCCGCCCAGCCCTCCGTCGAACGCGGCTTTCACGTCGGCCCAGCGCTGGGCGAACCACTCGCTGATGGCGCCCCAGTTGCGATAGATGAGGTAGACGGCGCCGGCGATGGCGGCGACGGCGAGGCCGATCGGGTTCATCAGAAATGCCCGCCCAACGATGGCGATGAGCCGGCCAATCCACGTCAGCGCCGAGCCCAGCGCGGGGAGGATCCGGCTGGTGAGCCGGAACACTTTGCCGCCGAAGCCGCCGGTCTGAACGCCCAGCATGGCGAGCCCGTAGCGCACGGTGACGATCGGGCCGAGGATCGACGCCAGCATGATGGTGAATGCGCCGCCGACGGCGACGAGGGCGGCAAGACCCGCTGCCGCTTTCGCAATGCCGCCGGCCAGCTCCGGGTTCTGCTTGATCCAGTCGCCCACGCCGCGGGTGATGGTGGTCACGGACTGGATGAGGTCGCGTAGAGGCCCGTCGTTCGTATCCGTGATCGAGATCCCGACCTCTTCCCAGGCCGAGCGCAGCGACTTGAGATCGCCGCCGATGTTGTCGGCCATGGTCTCGGCCATACGGTCGTTCTCGCCGCTGGCGACGCGCAGCTTCTCGATCAGCTCGTCCAGCGCGCCAGTACTCATCTGGCTGACGAGCTCGGCCATGCCGCTGCCCGCTTCGGCGCCGAAGATCTGCTGGAGCGCCTGCTTGCGATCGGCGTTGCCGAGATCCTTCGTCGCGGCATTGATGTCGCGCAGGATGTCGGGCATATCCCGCATCTGGCCGTCGGCGTTGGAGACCTGGATGCCGAGTTGCTCGATGACGCCGGCGGCTTCACGCGACGGGTCGGTGAGGCGGTTCATCATGCCGCGCAGCGTGGTGCCGGCCTGACTGCCCTGGATGCCGATGTTGCCCAGCATGCCGGCCATCGCAGTGGCCTGCTCGAGTGTGAGGTCGAGATCCTCTGCGCCGCCGAGATACTTGACGGTTTCGCCCAGCTTCTCGAGATCGACGTTCGCGCGGCTGGCCGTCGCCGAGAGGATGTCGGCAACGCGCCCCATGGCGCCGTCCTGTTCCAGGTCGATCTTGAAGGTGCCGGCAATGTTGCTGGCGATGTCGGCGGTACGGCCCAGCTCGGTGTTGTTGGCAATCGCGAGGTTGAGCACGTCGCCCATCGACGAGCGGATCGCGTCGGCGCTCATGCCCGCGCGCAGCAAAAACTCCTGCCCGGCGCCGACCTCGCTTGCCGAGAATGCGGTCGACGAGCCGAGATCGCGTGACTGCTCCTTGAGCGCCTGGAATCGCTCGTCATCGGCGTCGAAGCGCCCCACGGCTTGTACGGCGCTCATTTGCTCGCCGTACGCCACACCGGGCGCGAGCATGCGGGCGCCGCCGTAGAGGGCCGCGCCGCCGGTGGCCAGCCCGGTCATCCCCGCGCCGCGGATGGCGTTGGTGCGACCGATACCGCGGTGAAACTGATCCGACGCCTGCTGCGCCCGGCGCTGGGCATCCGCGAGGCTGCGGAGGCGCTGGCGCTGCTGATCGATGTCGCTCGTGGTATTGCGGATCTTGCGGCCGAGATCGCGCTCCGCGTCCGACAGCTTGCCAGTCATGCCGTGGGTCTCGCGCAGGCCCTGGCGCAGCCGGCGCGACTTGTCCGTCTGATCGGTGTAGCGGCGTGAGAGTTCGCGGGCCTTGCGAATCGCGGCGTCGCGCTCGCGATTGAGGGCGGAAGTGTCGTCTTCGGTGGTGCGCAGTTGCCGGGAGAGCTGTTTGACGCGGTCACGCTGTTGGCGCAGGGCGTCGCCGCTTTCGGACGCCTGGCGCTTCATCGCCTTGAACGCCGTCAGGTCCTTCTGGGCGCGCTCGAGGTTGCGCAGCTGGTCGCGGCTGGCCTTGAGTGCCTTGGCCGTCTCGCCACTGCCTTCGGCGATCTTCTTCAGCGGCCGGGTGGCGTTATTGACGGCGTCGAGGACGACCTGGAGTTTGAGATCGCGCGCCATTCAGCGGGCTCCCGAGCCGATTCTGGTAAGGTCCGGGCTTTGCAATGTATCGGCACGGGGCGAGGGCATGGGCTGGATCCGGAACGGTTGGCGACGATTGGTTGTTGGCGTGCGGCGGCTGAAAAAACGGCATTGGGATGAAGAATTCCGCGACTTTCCCAGTCCTCTAGTCTTTGGCGTCTACAGACACGCTCCACCATTTCGACGGTTCTGTCGCTGGATTGGGGACCGCTTCGGATCGTTGCTTAGAAAAGGCCTGTGGCCGCTAGTGTTCGCTGTCATCGCCGGCCTGCTGACGGCGTTGTTGGCTAAATGGTTGGGTCTGTAGTCGATAGTTCTGTCGCAGTGCCGTAGCCATCCGTTCCAGATAGTCGGCGGACTCGGCGGGTGTCATGTCCGGCGAGAGGAAGACTTGGGGCATGTCCGCCACGCGCAGCAGATCGAGCTGGGCACTTTGTTTCTGGGTCAGCCAGCGGCGTCTGATCATCGCTTTCTCCTTCCTTGCCCCTGAGCGTGACTCGACTCTGGGGATTCGCTGCGTTTGCGGGCGCGATCGCGCCATTCCATCAGTTCGCGCAGGGAGAATTCGGCGCAGTCGGCGGGGGTCCAGTGGAACACGATGGCGAGATCCGCCATCGCGTCTTCGACGTTACCGGGCAGGCTTATGCGGCCTCGCCCCGTGCCCGCTTCGAGAGCAAAAAACCGGCGATTTCGCTGCCGCACTGGACGAGATCCGCCGGGTCCATCTGGCGTACTTCCGGCTCGGTGAGGGACGGGCTCGACAGGCGCGGGATCAGCTTGATCAGCGCATCGGTCTGCATTTGCAGCACGTCCGTCAGCGCGACGCCGCGCAGCTCGCCGCTGGTCGGCTTGCGCAGTGTGAGGGTGTCGATGGTTTGCTCGCCGCGCACGATGGCCGTGTCGAGTTCGATCTGGCCGGTGACGGGCGCGGCGGTTTTGTCGGTGGTCTTCTCGGTCATGGTGGTCTCGCAATGGTCGATTGATGTCGATTCATGCCGCCCCGAGCGGGGCGGCGGTGGCTGGGGTCAGCGGATCAGAGGCCGAGATTGGCGCGGCGCTGGGCGTAGCGGTCCTCGCCGTTCACCTTGAACAGCATCGAGGGCAGGTCGATCTCGATCTTGGTGCTGCCGTTGATGACGAGCTTGTAGTAGCTGAGCGTGCTGGTGACGCTGTGTTCGGTGTTCTCGCCGTCCTGGGCGTCGCCCATGTCGATCTCGGTGTGGCGGCCGCGCATGACGACTTCGACGGGGATGGTTTCCTGATCGTCGTCGGACTCGTAGCTGCCGGTCATGCGCAGCAGGTCGGCGTCGATGCGGCTGGAGCCGAAGTTGTCGAAGATCTCGGCGACGAGGCCGCCGACGGTCCATTCACAGGTGATGAGGCCGTCGAAGCCCATGTCGATGCCGACGGTGCCGTCCATGCCGCCGCCGCGCCATTCCTCCATCTTGCGCGACAGCGTCGGCAAGGTGACGGACTGGACGGTGCCCTGCCAGTTGTCGCCGTTGCCGAACAGGTTCATGGATTTGAGTTTGCGGGGGAGTGCCATGGTTCAGGCTCCTGTATTCGGGCAGTCGGCGATCAGTTGAGCGCGGCGACGCGATCGGCGAAATCGGCGAGGTAGGTATCGGTGATGCGCTGCTGGAATCCGAGGTCTTCCAGCGGCGGTACCGGGGTGTAGTCGTAATCGATGCGCAGCTTGCCGGCCTTGAGACTCGCCGCCGTGTTGAGCTCCTCGTTCAGCCAGGCTTCGCCGTCGACGATGGTCCCGAGCGACTTCAGCTCGCGCAGCTTGGCATTGATGCCCTCGATGATGTCGCGGGCGAGGCTGGCATGGAGCGGCTTGTCGATCGCCCAGAGATGCGCCTCTGCGATCGTGTCCGCGAGGATCTGCGCGGTGCGGGTGTAGTTCTCGAAGGGGAACAGGCTCTCCGGCCCGGCGCAGGTGCGGGAGCCCCAGAAGCGATAGCCACTCTGGTTGATGAGCGTGGTGACGTCGGCGCGGTTGAGCAGCCCGGCGTCCGTGGTCGGTGACTGGAGATCCCAGAACACGTCCGCGCTGATGCCCGTCACGCCGTTGACCGGCACGTTGCTCAGTGTCTTGTGCCAGCCGATGGTTTGATCGAGCTTGGCGCGCAGCCCCAGGGCGCGGGCCACCGCGCTGACGGTGATGGTGGCCTCGGCGGCGGTATCGAATGCCTCGAATTCCGGCCAGAGGATCATCAGCTCGCGCGCGCCGAACTGGTCGCGGTAGCTCGTCGCGTCGGTGAGGGTGGCGGCGCCGAACGCCGAGGCGTAGGCGAACGCGCGAAGATCCTGCGCGATGCTGACGAGTGCGGTGGCCACCGGCTGGGTGTCGAGTTCGGGCGCGCCCAAAATGCGGGGTGTGACGCCCAGTTTCTGCTTGGCCGTCAGTAGTGCCTGGAGGCCGGTGCGGCGGTGGCTTTCGTTCACCGTGCCGATGACGTTGCTGGTCGTCTCGTTTTCGTCCGCGCCTTCCGCGACGCGCACGACCACCACGACCGGGCTGCACTGGTCGGCGATGGCCTGGAGCGTGCGGCGCAGCGTGCCTTGGGTACCGGCATTGCCGAGGGCGCTGGCCACACTGGTGACGAGCACCGGGGTATCGAGGGGGAAGGCGTTGTCGTCGGCGTCCGGGCCGGTGCAGACCACGCCGATGACGGCGGTGGAAACGGTGCGGATGGTGCGCGTGCCGTCGTTCACTTCGACGACGCGAACGCCGTGGTGGTATTGGTCGAGAGCCATGAATGCGTCCTGATCAGGGGAGCGGGGTCAGGGCCTCATGGTGTGGGGGGCTGGTAGGCTGGGGCGAGCGGTTGGCGTTGTAGAATGAAGGGATACAGATTGCCGTCGTAGAAACGACAACGCCCCGCAGGTGCGGGGCGTTGCTCAATCGGACGATGTCAGGATCGTCTTTGCCTAAGCGGTTTCTTCTGCCATCGCTTGGCTAGCCACTCGAATTCTTGAAATGCCGTGGTACTGCCCGTTTTCTCCCGCACTCCTTCGATGAAAGGCTTTGCGCAATCGTAAGTGCCTGTAATTATTCTAAATTGCGATTTTTTGAGCATGTGCTCGTGGTAGATGTCTTCTTGAAGCCCGACGCTGAGACGTTCGTAGTGATTCAAGATGTAGCGAATATCCTGTACTCGGCTTTCTCCCTTGCAGCCAGGGTCGGCTAGCAGGCGGATGTTCTCGTTAGATTCACGGAGTTCAAGCAACACATGGTTCGCTCGGATGAGCCGTTCATCCGAGCGAACGTTGAAAAGAAGGTCGGCGGTCTGCTTTTTCTTCGCCGTATTCTTCACGCTCAATACCGAGACCACAGCAACGATGACAGCCAACATCGTCAGCGCCGTGCGCACGATCTCAGGCATCGTCCAAACTGCCTTTGCTACTTGACCAGGATCATCCATTCACTACGGCCTTGACGCAGAAAAGGCGCCATAAGCGCCTTTTCGTGGAGGGATAGGGACGAACAGATTACCAGTTCTTAGTAACCATCGTTCTCGTCCGTTACGCGGTTAGTGACAAAATTTGCCATTGCGATAGTCATATGTGCTCCCCCTGTTGGACGCGATGCTTGCGTTGCTGTGGTGGCTTCACTGTTTAGCATCACGCTGTGCAATTCACACTACACCAGATTCTAACGGCTCGCCAGACACCGTTGGCTTTCCGAAAAGCCTCAGTTTCAAACGTATCGGCGAAAAGCGGACCCAACTTTATACAGACCTAACATGGTTTTATCAAGAATTATCTAACCGCGGCCCGCAGCGCTTGGCGATGGAGGCGCCGTTCATGACGTGGCCGTAAAGGCTGGCCGCGGCGGGCGACTGTAGCGCGGTGAGGGCGTCGTAGATCCGGTACTCCCGCATCAGGCCCTGCACCCGAAGCATGTCGTTGCAGAGCGAGTAGAGGTTCACCCGGTCCGCCTCGTCCAGCGCGTCGTCGTTGGCCGGGGCGGGGAGCCACTGGCCGTCCAGCGCGCAGGCGGCGATGAAGTTGCAGGCGTCGCTCAGATCGTCGGCGGGGATCATCTCGGCGCGGGGCACATTAAAGCGGGTATGGACGAGGCTCCAGAGCTTGGCGCGAGCCTGCCGTTTGGTGGCGCTGGGCAGCACCTTGATCTTCTTGCCGATCAGCTCGTGGAGAATGTGCAGGCCATCGGTGCCGATGGTGGCCGTGGCGATATCGTAGCGGCCGTGCTGCCGGATCGCGGGCAGCACCTCGGCGGTGACCCACTTCTTGAAGCGCTTCGCCTCCGCCTTGCGCGAACGCAGGATCGCGGAGTAGAGGCCGGACTCATTGATGAGGGCGACGCCCCTGGGGCCAAAACCGACGATTTGTCGGTTTTGAACTTCGTCGTCGTCCAGCTTGCGTGTCATCGCCTGCGCGTCGGTATAGAGCAGGGCAGTCGCAACGTCCATAGCGACAAACCACGGCTGATCGTTGATCAGCAGCGTGCGGACTTCGTGGGTATCGAACTGGAAGGGCAAAATCTGAGCGGTGGCTTGCATGATGAGACTCCTCGTTCTGATCGGAGTCCGCCACATCCACGACCAAATGGAATGGGAGGCGGACCGTACGCAGGTTGGTCGACCGGGGAACGTAGGCAACCCGGCAGCCCGAAGGCTCCCACGCACGGCCCGCCATAACTGGCAGGCACAAAAAAAGCGCCGATAGGCGCCGTGCGCCATACGTTCGATTCGGGCGACCAAACCCGGCCACTGATGTCGCAGCGGCAAGATGGATGGTGGCCCAGCGGGTGGGGGGAGTCAATAGATTGGAACAGGGGGCTATGACGCGGCAGGCGCGGAAATGCTCCCATTTTGGGCGGCAAGCGTCGGAGCCGAGCGCAGCGGCAGGGGTACGGTGGTGGGGCAACATCCACTACCGAGGAACATCTGATGATGAAACGAATTCGCAGCCTGATCGTTCGCGCCGTCCCACCGATCGAGCGGTGGCCGAGTTGGCTGGTGAGGGTTGTAGAGGCGAGAGCCCTCACAGGTAGCGTGATCTGTTCGGCCATGGCGCTAGAAATGATCATAGCGCTGGTGCCTGCGACCTACCACGTGGGCATTACGCACGAGGCCATCCAGATCTGGGGGTTCGCGCTGCTACTCGCCGGAGCGGCACTCTGGTTCGCGAACGAGGCCGCATGGATCGATAGCACGCGGGGTAGCCAGCCCTGATGGCATGAAAAGGCCCGCCACGCGTCGGGCCGGGCTCAGAAGCCGTCGGTCTCGTCCATGTCAGATCACCAACGGTAGGCCGACGACCTCGTCGTCTGCCTCCTCCTCGACTGTCTCGTCTGCGTCGATCCGCGCGAGCTGCTCGACGTACTGCGCAGCGAGCGCGGCGAGGTCCGCCGAGGCGGCGAGCATCATCAGCGCGGCGATGCCGGCGTGCTGCCAGTGGGTTGCGTTCATGCGGGTTCCTCGGTGGCGGTGTCCCAGGTTATCGCCTCGAGCGCGGCGCGATCCTCGGCCGCCTCGGCGTCGGTGATCCGGTCTTTCAGCGCCCACGATTTCACGAGCAACGTTTGCTTGAACTCTTTCGCGGCATCGGTGAGTGCGATCATCTGTTCGGGCGTGAGCGAGTAGACGGTATTCGACTTCGCGCGCAGCGACATGACCGCGCCAGTCTCGCCGGCGGTGCGCAAGTCGCGGGCTTCGATAGCGAGCCCGAGTAGATTCGCCTCGTCCTGATCGGGTCGGGTCTGGATCACGTCCTCGGTGCCGTCCGGCAGGGTATAGGTCATGCCGGCGACAAGATCGGCTTGAAGGGCGGATTTAATAGCGATGTTCTTTTGAGCCGACAGCTCAGCTAGAGAAAGGGCGGGCTTGTCTACCCATGCAGGCCGGCCATTCTGCCCAGCGCCCATGACTTTACCCTCGGGCTTTCCATTCGCTTTGGCGCCGTACTCTTTGAACTCTTCGGCGCTGACCGGAACGGCATCATCTGGCCAGCTCCCCGCCGTTTCGTAGCTGTCTCGAAACTCCGCCGCCAGAAATACCGATTTGGAGGGGCTGAAATAGTGTGAGGCTTGCTCGTCGACTGTTTCCAAGATCATCCTTAGTAACCTATGGCCATGTAGTAAGCCCCGCCCGACGTGGGCACCTCGGCGTGAATTCGAAAGCCGCTATTGCTCACTGAAAAAACCGAGAGATCGCCTGTGTTCAGTTTGCCCAGGTCAGTAAGAACGACCGACGCGCAGTTATTAGGAAAGCTGACAGGGAATGTTTCATAAGAATCCACATCATGCGTGCCCCATTGCAAGATCAACCCATTCGGCATTTTGCAATAGCCAGTTGCCGTGAGGGATTGATCACTCATCCCCGAATGCACGATCTCGACCCAGCTCGACCAACCGTTATCATCAGTCCAGCGGCGCCGAAATATTCGTTGTTCGCTGGTGCCGTCTTCCATATAAAACACGCTGGCCTGCGCGCTTGAATATCGCGTCAATAGAAACGTACCGGAGCCAGCCGGCTTGCCATCAACATTCGATGTCGCGCGATAGATCCCCGAGGGAACATTCGCTGGTGAACTGCTCATCGAGGCATAAGGCCAGGTCGGCACTGTATTGATTCCAATACCGAAGGAGCCCAGCAAGTTAACGGACCGTAACGGCGTCATTGTCCGCCCGTTGGTCCACCCAGCGACTGCCTCGTCGAACGACGCGATCTGCAAAATACCGCGATCGGTTTCGGTCGCAGACGTTAGGCGGGCGAGCGGAACGGTGCCGCTTTTGAGGTTGCCGGCGTCGCGGTAAAAGTCGCCGTGCTGACCATCCAATAAATCGGCGTCCATACCCGAACCGGCGCCGTGGTTCTGATTGTTCCAGTCGAGCCGCCAACTGTCCCACGTGCCAGCGCTGGGGCTTCCGCTCCTCCAGAATTTGCGCGCGCCGTCTATCACGATCTGCGTTATCTGGTTGGTGTAATGCCTACTCAGGTTAATCAATATGCCGGCGATGCTGGCATTACCATCCGGGCCGTGCTGCCAATCTCCCGAGCAAGTAACGATGATGTCTCGTCGAATAAATGTGTTGAAATCACTACCGAAGATACCATTGCCATCCGGTGCGTTTTCTCCAATGCCAAACTGTGTCACATAGTCGGCGACACGCGCTGGCGTCATTATCCGAGCATTATTCGATCCAGCCTTTGCCAGATCGCTTGTTGCGATCTGCAAGATACCGCGATCGGTTTCGGTCGCCGACGTTAGGCGGGCGAGCGGAACGGTGCCGCTAGTGAGGTTGTCGGCATTGCGGTAAAAGTCGCCGTGTTGACCATCTAACTTGTCGGCATCCATGCCCGACCCCGACCCCATGTTCTGGTCGCTCCACATCGTAAACCAGCCGGACCAGTCGGACCTGACGAAGCCGCGAACCCGCAGCGTTGGGGCGTCTGGCTCGGTTAGCTGCATGACGCCGGTGCCATTGTTGTATCGCGTCCATACCACGGTCGCAGAACCACCGGGACGATTGAAACCCGACGTAATACGGTAAATTCCGGACGGCACTCCTGTGGGGTCTGCGTTCAGGTCTTTGAGCGGCCAAGTCGGCTGAGTCGTGACGCCCAGGCCGAACTGCTTAAATGCTGAAAACACCTGCGCGACAGAGGGCACGACAGCGGGATCAGTACCGGCGTTTGCCTCGGTATCCGTTGCGCGCTTGACGAGGCCCGTCCGGCTGGTCGTTGCCGTCCGAGCGTTGAGCGCTGCCGGGGTGACGGCACGGGTGTTGTCGCCCCCCTCTTGCGTTTCGCCATAGGTCGCCAGCTCGATCATGCCCTGGGCAGATGTCGTAGCACCGGGGTGGTCGCGGCTGGCTGAGTGATCGTTGAGCGCTTTTACCGTCGCGTAAGCCTTGAGGATCTTGTCGATTAACGCTTTCAACGTGCGGGGCACGACTGCGCGCAGGCGGTCGTTGCCGGCGTCGACTTCCTCTTGTGTCGCGATCTCAATGATGCCCTTGATCTCTGTCGTCGCCGGCGGGTTGAGGAAGGCGGCGTCGCCGAACTGGATAGTCGAGACGTCGAGCGAGGCAAAAACGACGTCTGTCGCGAGTAGCAGCGTCGTCGGCTCGGCTTTCTCGATGATCCAGTCCGATTGCGACGTGACGCCGAACAGCACGCCGCCATCGGTGATCAGGCCGATCTCGCCAACCGAGTACGTGTCGCCGCCTTCGTCCTGCACCGTGACGTGGAGCGTGTCGGCGGCGACCGCCTCGCCGGCGATGGTGTCGATGCGTTTGATCGGTTCGCGTAGTTCGGTCTGCTCGGGTGACGGCGTGTAGCGACCGCGGCCAAGCGCGACCTCGGCGATCTGTAGCGCGTTGGTGCCGTCGTGGTCCGCGTCGATGAGGGCGGCGCGGCCGGCGTCGGTGATCGTGAATTGAATCGACATGAATTCCCTCTAATCGGCGGTTGCCGACAGGCGGCGGTAGATGATCGGGCGGGCAGCGCCGGCGATACCGACGCCGCCGGAAGCGCGCAGGCCGGCGGTAAAGGTGAAATGCGAGCGGACCGGCTTGGTGCGGCTGATCTCGTCGACGATGTCTTGCTGAAACTCGGCGGTATTGGGCACGGCGGCGCCGAGCGACAGGGTGACGTCGAACGTGTGGGGCGCGCCGGGCGTTGCGCGCTGCCACCACTCGCGCAGCGCGAGCGACGAGCCGAACGAGCGCACGACGTCGCGCACACTCCTGGCGGTGCCTTTGCGACGCTGAATCTCGATGGCATCGCGAATCCGCTGACGCTTCACGGCCTCCGGCCAGTAGGGTTGCCACGAATCGAGCGACAGCGCCCAAGCGAGCCAGGGCAGGGCGTCGGCGGGGCAGGTGTCGGGGTTCCAGAGCGAGCGCAGCGGCGCGGGGAGATCCGACGCGCTCGAGATTGCGGCCTCGAGCGAGCGCTCGGCGCGGGTCGCGTTGGGCGGTAGCAGTGAGGGGGGATTACTCATCGAGCCCCCCGTCGGTCAGCTCAATCCCGGTGCAGTAGGTCGCCTGGGTGCGGTCGACGACGAGACTCGCCGTCGGCTCGGCGAGTTCGACACGCTGGACGCCAGTCTGGTGCAGCGCGGCATAGACGCCGGAGAGCGTGACGTCGAGGCCGAGCCGGTGCTGGCGTTCGGTGTACTCGTTCGCCGTGCGGCGGGCCTCGCGCATGACGACCTCGCGGTCGGGGCCGGCGTAGAAATAGAGCGTCGCGCGCAGGCGGTACTCGACGACGTCGACCGAGCGCACGCTGACGTGATCGGTCAGCGGTCGGACGTCTTCGGCGGAGAGCGTCGCATCGACGGCGTCGAGAAGCGCCTGGGAGGCGTGGCCGTTGCCGTCACGCGAGAGCACGGTCACGACGACTTCGCCCGGCGAGGGGCTGGTCGCGCTGGCATCGAGCACCGCGCCATCGGCGGACAGGGCATGGAACACATAGGCGCCCTCGGGGCCGGCCGTGCTGAATCCCTCGAGTGAAAGCTGGATGCGGCGGCGGAAGTCGGCGTTGCTCTCGAGCGTTGGCGGTACCGGTGGGATGGCGTCCGGATCGCCCTCGCTGAGCGTCTGGCGCTCGACGCCGTAGAGCGCGCCGAGCTGGTCGAGATCGGCGTCGATGGCATAGGCGAGCATGACGCCCTTGGCCGCTTCGTTGATGCGCTGGCGCAGCAGCATTTCGCGATAGGCGGCGACCTGCAGGATCTTGTAGGCCGGATCCGATTCGACGGTCGAATCGAACGACGGATCGCGCTCGCGCAGATCGGCGAGCATGCCCTCGAAAATCGTCTCGAACTCGATTTCTTCGACGACGTCCGGCGCCGGCAGGCGCGAGAGGTCGACCGCGGTGAAGCCTCCGGCCATGTCAGCTCTCCCGCCCGATCGTGACTTCGGCGGTGAGCGAGTCGCCGTTGTCGATACGCTGGGCGGTCATTTCCAGCGTGAGCCGGCCGGGTCTGTCGGTGGAGACCTGGCGCACGACGCGCTGGACGCGAATGCGTGGCTCCCAACGCATCAGGGCAACGACAGTGGCCGAGTATGCCCGCAGGGCGGTGGCGCCGTTCAGGGGCTGGTCGACCAGTTCCGGCAGCAGCGAGCCGTAATCCCGGCGCATGAGGCGGGAGCCGATCGGCGTCGTCAGGATGTCGGCAATGGATTGGCGGATGTGCTCGATACTGTCGAGCGGGCCGCCGGTGGTTCGGTTCATGCCGCGCATCACGACACCTCGCCCGAAGTCTGGTTGCCGCGCTGCACGTCGTCATGCGTGTGGCTCGCGCTGATGTTCTTGCCATTGCTGGTGACGGCGCCGGTGAATTTGACGTCGCCGGCGATGGTCGCGCTCTTGCCGCTGGGCTGACTGAGGTTGCCATTCAATGTGACGTTGCCGTTGATGACGACGTTGGCATTGATCGTCGCGCCACCGGTGGCCGTGGCGGTAAGCGCGGCGGCGGTGGTGACGGTGACGTCGCCCTGGGCGTCGAGCGTTGCCGAGCCGGGTAGGGTGGCGGCGAGATGATGCGATTCGTGGTCGTACTCGATCACAGCGCCGTCGGGCATCAGCCAGTGGGTCAGGTTCGGGTCGTTGGCCGGCGCGGGGCTCGCGTTGGCATAGACTGCCGGCAGGGCGATAGCGGCGCGCATCTCACCGCCGGGCGAGACGAGGACAACCTGCTCGCCGGTGGTCGGCGGGTTCCAAGTGCGAGTCTGACCGGCGCGATCGACGAGCCACGGAATCCAGTCGGTGAGCAGATCCCCGGTGCGTACGCGAATGCGCGCAGCGGCGTGGTCGATCTCAGCGACCGTGCCGATGCGGATCAGGTTCTGCAGTAGGCGAGCGAGTTCGGCGTTCATTGCGATCCGGTGGAAGTAGCTTCGGTGCAATGGTCCGAGTCACGCTCCTGGCATGCGAGCAGTCGGCGTTGTAGAACGGGCCTCAACAAATGATCGCTTTGAAGCGACGATCCATGGACTCAGGAAAGGGAATGAGATGTCGCTCGATATCGCTACTGAATACGATGACCTTCTGAAAAAGCACTATCTGGGCTCACTGAGGCCGGTCGCCAGCGACTACACAGGGCTATTTCTGCCAGCGATACCGCGTGAGCTCGGCGACAAACGCGTGATGCTGGTTGGGAAAGAAACCCGTCAATGGAACGGGACATTGGAACGCTGGTTCGAGTCTTCTGCGGAAGGGCGGACCCGCGCCTACATCGACCGAGCAATCAATGGGTACCTAGAGACACGGTGCATGCCGCCTTCTAAGTACCGCTTTCTCCAGTTTCTCAGGCAGTCCGAGCAAACTCTGTCGCTTCCTAAACATACCCTGCATTGGGCGAACCTGTTTGCCGCCGCATTCAGACGAGGTTCTCCGCAGAATCGGCCGGAGTCAGAGCTCAAGCCGTTGCTAGCGCTTTCCTACGACCTGCTCGCTGTACAGATCCAAACGCTGGAGCCGGACGCGATTCTCTTCACGACAGGCCCAACGTATGACCCCTTCATCAAACAGTTCTCGCAACGATTTGGCGGCTACGAGACCGTGAAAATTCACGAGCCTCGTAGGCTTTGGGAGTTCCGGCTTGGAGATATTCGATGCTTCCGAACGACTCACCCACGCTATGCAGCCGGGAGGACCACGCGTGGGCTGGCGCTGAAGCAGATCGACGCGCTCTAGGAGCCACGGGTCAGGTGATCCAGCAGACCGTCGCGGACGCGCTCGCGATCGGCCTCGGAAAACCCGAGCAGCTCGCGTTCGGCGTATTTCACGCGAGGGCCGTTCTCGGTGACGCGATCGCGCAGGCCGTACTGGTGCGTGCGGGCGATGCCGCCGACTCGACCGAAAAATCCGGCGGTGGCGCTGTTCGGCGTCGAGCGGGTGCGCAGGTATTTGGCGGTGCGGATCGTCGAAAACATGGCGTCCCGGCGGATCTGGCCCTGGCGATCGCGGGAGCGGCGCGGGGCGAATGTCGAGCCGTCCGGGTTCTGCTGGCGCTTGATACGTTCGCGCTGGCTACGGCGTAGATCCGTGGCGACGGTGCGGGCGAGTTGACGACGACTGCGGGCGTCGAGCTGACCAATGAGTGGCGCGAGCCAGTCGTCGAGCTGGTTGAGATCGTCAGAGGCCATCGCGAGGCCCGTCCCACTCAGCGATCAACTCATGGTCGCCTTCGGTGGTGGAATCGCGTAACAGCAGCTGCCAGTGCTCGGCGGGGCAGTCGTCCGGCTCGAACCGGGGCATGCGGTGCTCGGCGTGAATCTGGCCCGTGGCGCAGTCGCGCTTGGCGACGACGCGCTCGGTGAGCTGCACGCGGATCGCGAGATCGACGGCGCTGTTATTGAGGATCTCGGCCTCGAATGCGACGGCCTGTTTCGGATCGAGGTCGGGCTGGTAGATCGAGAGCCAGTCGAGGAGGGGGATGACGACGGCGTCGATCTCATCGGCGTAGTCCGTCAGCACCAGCTGCGCGGTGTAGGCGTAGCCGTGTGAGAGGTTGGGACCGCGCGCGAATTCAATCGAGCCATCCTCGACGAACGCCAGCAGGCGATCCGGGTCTCGGCGCAGGTCGGGCACGGCGTCAATCAGTTGCTGGCGCAGGGCGTTGAGCTTTTTCATCGGTGGCTTCCGTTGCGGTGAGTGCGTCGACGAGGCCGTTGTGACGGATGGCGCAGCGCTGATACTGGCCAGCCCATTCACGCATCGTCAGCACGACATCGCGGCCGGTGCCGTCAGTCAGCGCCGGCAACGTTTCCGGGCATCGGGTCAGCAGGTTCTGTTGAATCGGGGGCGCGGCCGGCGGCAGCGTCGTTGAGCAGGCGGAGAGCATCAGCGCCGAGACAGACATTGCGATAAATCGGTTTCTGGATCTCACGGACGATTCCCCGGTCGATGATGCGTTCGTTGGCATCGAGCGTTGAAAGTCGGGCCTCGACGACGCCGGCGATGACGCTCTCTCGCGCCAGCGCCTGGCTGGCCGTTTGGCGAGCGGCTTCGATCGCGGTGAGGCGGTGGCTATCCTCTAGCCATCCGCGGGTTAGCCAGCCGGCGGTACCGGCAGCCGAGACGGCGAGGGTGAACAGGCCGACGAGGATCCGCGTTTTCATTCCAGGCCGGCCAGGCAGAGGTCACGCTCTGCGGCGCGGCGTTTGACCAGGCCGGCGAGTTTGCGGCCACCGGCGTAAACCCAGCGGGTCAGCTGATTGCAGGCTGCGCGGACATTGCCGGCATTGAGTTCGCGCAGTAGCGTCGAGCGGGCGAATGCCCCTTCGCCGACGTTAAACACGAACGAGGCCAGCGAGGCGCGGCGGCTGGGCGGCATCGTGGCGTTGATCTCTGCCGATACGTTGCGGTCGATGGTATCGAACGCGGTACCGAGATCGCCGGCGAGCAGGTCATCGCACTCCTGCTGCGTGCGCGTCTGGTTGAGCTCGACCGCCGGGCCTGTGTGGCCGGTACAGATCGTGGGGATGCCGACGGGATCCGGATACGCTTGGAGCTCGGTGCCTTCGTAGTGTTTGACGACGTTGATCGATATCGACAGCGCGATGCCGCAGGCACCACCGATTGCGCCTCCCGTCAGCCAACGACCGATGTTTCGCATCAGCGAGCCCTCCGTCGTTCTCGCCAATCTCGAAACCGCTCGAGGTATTTGGGCACGAGTAGGCCGATCTGCAGGCCGAGGTAGGCGAGCGTCAGAATGGTGATCCAGTCCGAAGGCGTCATGCCACCGGCGTGGAGCAGCGAGACGATGGCCGGCGGTGTCGTTTTGATGGCTTCTGTACCGATACTGAGCTGCTGGGCCATGGTCGTCCCTGCGTTGGCGATGAGTAGCGTGATCAGCACGATCATCGGATCGGGCTTCGCGGTGGGGCTCCTGCTATGGCGTTGGGTTGGTCGCATGGCATTAGTCCCAGAGCCGCACGGTTCGCGCGGCGGGCGTCGGTGTCGCAATCTCTGGCATCACCACGGCGGTGCCACTCGGCAAAATCGGCCCGAGTTCGCAGAGCCCGGGGTTGGCGAGCAGTACGGGCTCCGTGACGGCTGTCGTGCCGTAGTGCCGATGGCAGAGCCGGTCGAGCGTGTCGCCCTGCTGGCTGCGAACGTTGCGGCTCATATCAGCTCGACCGTGACGTGCGAGCGCCCGGCGATCTCGCTGACCGCCCAGCGGGCGTCCCGGCGGTAGGTGTCGGCCGTCTCGTCGTGTAGGTCGCCGCGGTCTCGGGTCGCAGCGGTGGCGTCATAGTCTCGGTAGCGCTCGAGCAGCTGTGCGTGAGCCTCGGCGAACACGGCGCGCTGATAGAGCGCGGGGTAGACGCCGAACGGTTGCCAGTCCGGCGTCGGTACCGCATCGAGAACGGGATAGCCGGCCTCTACCTGCTTGGCTTGCCAGTGGCGCAGCACCCGGTTCGTCGTCGCGATCGCGGTCAGCAGGACGTCGGTCACACGCCGGGGCGTGACCGTGCCATCGATGCGATGCGCGTCCCGAAACGCGGTTGGGTCGATATCCGGCCAGAACGGCGCATTGGAGATCGGCGCCGCCTGGATGGCGCTGGCGTTGCCGGCGGCGACGAAGCTGGACATAGCGGCACCCTCGGCGTGGGGAATAAATCAGGGGGTGGACGACGGTTTCGGGAGAGCCTGGGCTTTCCGTCACCGTCGTGCCCCCTGGCGTCGGCGGTCGACTCGGTAGCCGATCAGGTCTGACCCTGATCGCTGGCGTTCTTCATGTCTCGTTCGAGGCGTTCGATGTCTTTCTTGACGCCGACGCGCTCATTCAGCTCGAGCGCACGCTGGAATGCGGCGAGCGCTTCATTCAGGTCGCCGCGAGCGCGATGGCCGTTGCCGAGCGCCTTGTGCAACTTGGCGCGGATCTGATCGTGCATGTCCGCGTCAGCGGTGAGGGTGTCGATCTCGACTAGGGCATCGAGCAGCGAGTCGTCATCGTCGGGCAGCGCCAGTGCCTGATCGGCAGATTCCTCGACAAGAATCGCCGGCGTAGAACGTTGGAATTGCTCGCCTGGATCGAGGTCATGGGCGATGGCATAGCGTGCGATTGCCAGCGCGCCGTCAATGTCACCGATGTCGATACGCCAGAGCATGACGCGCATCAGCACCTCATCCTGTGCGCCTTGGCCAGACTCCAATACGCCCGCGACGTACTCGGCGTAGTTGGGCAGGATCTCGCGCTTGACCTCGATCTTTCGCTCGACTGACTGGATGCTTTTCAGCCGACGGTAGTCCTCGAGGTACTGCGCGAGCTTCAGTTCGTACTCGTCACCGTTCATCGGCTGATCGCCGGCGTCGGCCGCCGCTTGGGCGGCCGACACGCGCTCGAAATGTTTGCGGATCGAGCTGGCCATGGTTACGCCCCCGAGCCTGCGTCGGCATCTTCGGCATCCTCGTGCGTGATGCCTTCCAGCAGGCAGCCGTAGCCGTAGTCCTCGATGACGTAGGCGTCGTTCGAGCTCTCGTAGTTGACGATGCGCTTGCGCTCGGGCTTCTCGATCAGGTGCCGGCGGCGCGAGCCTTCTTGCCAATAGATCGAGAGGTTGTCGGTGGAGGTGATGAAGATCGCGTTGTCCGGCATGAACGGCACCTGGATGGCGTTCTGCCCGCCCATGCGCTTCGCGGCCATGATCAGGTCGAGCGCGCGGGCCTCGGTGGGCTGCTCCCACTCGTTGATCTTGGGCAGGTACTTGTCGGTCATCATCGAGCGGCCGACCAGCGCGACGAGATCGGTGTTGTCGCGATACCAGGGTTCGATGAGCGAGTTGACCGCCTCGTACACCAGCGCGTCGAGGTTCTGGAACTCCTGGCCCTTGCCGATCTTGGTCCCACTGATGACGCGGGCGCTGGCGTTGTTGCGGTACTGCTGCAGCCAGCCGATGTTCACGTCTTCGAGCATCGGATTTTGGGTGCGGTCCGTTTGCGTGGCGGCTTTCGTGCCGTGGAAACCGATCATGATGCGATCGAGCGCCTGCTGCCGGATGATGGCGTCGCGCACGCGGGCCTGGAAATCCGGGAATTTCGACCAGGCGTCGAGCTTGGCCCAGGTGATGAAGGTGTCGAACTCGGTTGAGTGGCACTCGTAGTTCTGCGGCTCGAGGTTGGTCGGGTCAACGGGTACACGGTCCTGCTTGCTGACATCCGTACGACCGGCGATCGGGCCAGTGATGCCGAGGCCCAACTTCTGCCCCTTGAGATCGCGGACGCCGGTCATGTTGATGCGATTCAGAAACTCGCTGGATTCCTGAATCTTGGTTTCGAGCGTCTGCTGAACGGTCGGCTCGATCTCGAACGCAGTGAAGGCGTTCTCGGCACCGTTGAGCTGAGCGAGCTTCGCGGCGTAGGCGTTGAAGGCTTTTCGAGTTTCGTTGCGCATGGTCTCTCTCAGCAGTCCGTTTCGATGAAGTCGTTACCGCCGGTGGCTGGCTGGCGTCGTGTGTGGCGCGGCGTCGTGTCGATCTGGGCGTAGAGCTCTTCGAACCGGGTTTTCAGATCGTCGTGCGCCGTCCGCAGCTCGTTGAATGCGGTGGCGGTAGGGCGTTTGGCGAGATCGTCGGCCAGGGCCTGGTGGCGCTCGACGAACAGGCCGAGGGTGTCTTCGAGTTCGATGCGGAAGGCTTCGAAACCCTTGTCGGTCTTGGCGTCGTGTTTGGCGAACAGCGCTTTGACGCGGTCAGTGAGCGAGGGGCCCTGATCCTTCGGAGGCTTCTCGGTGAAATCGAACTCGGTTTCCATCGCTTCGGAGAAGACGTTTTCCGGTCGCTGCTTACGACCTGCGAGCGGGGAGGCGTCGCCGGCACCCGCCGCGAACTGAAGCATCTGGGTACCGAGCGAGGCGGGGGAGTCGGTAACGGCGAGGCCGACCAGATACGCCTCACCGGTACCGGCGAAATCCGTATCCACCTCCATGCTGGTGTAGATCTTCTGACGCTTGTCGTTGAGCGCTTTCAGTTCGTCGGTCGGGTCGATCTCGGCGAGTAGCTGCGTCTTACCCTCGGCATTTTTCTTGGTTTTCAGCGACGTAACATCGCCGTATGCCTTGAAGGGGCTGTCCGGCAGCACACCGCGGATGTGCTCGAGATTCACCCGGCAGCCGTACTTTTCGGGGTCGAAATTGGCGGCCATCTGGTTGAGCCAGTCGGCGCTGATCTTGCGGCCGTCGGTGGTGGCGCCTTCTGTCGCGATGCGATGCCAGGGCATTGAGCGTTCTCCGGGAGCGATGCGGGGACTGTATGGGCGTCAGGGTCCGCGTCGCGGCGTCGAGTCTCAACGAATCCGCGTTGTAGAACGGCGGGTTACAAGCAGCGCTCCGATAACGCTCCCGGCCGCGCCGTTACGCTGGCCGCATGAAATTACCCACCAAGACACCGCCCCAACCCGCCCCGGATTCGCCGGCCGATGTCGATGCCACACTCGACGGCGTCGATAGCGACCGGCTCAGCGCTCGTCACCTCTACTGGATGGGGTGGCGCGTTTCACGAATCGCCGAGTTCCTGGACCTGCCACGCGGCACGATCGCGAGCTGGAAGCAGCGCGAGAAGTGGGATGACGCCACGCCCACCCAGCGCGTCGAAGGCGCGATGGAAGCGCGGATGGTTCAGCTGATCGTCAAGGACGCGAAAGAGGGGCGGGACTTCAAGGAAATCGACCTGCTCGGCAGGCAGATCGAACGCCTGGCACGAGTGCATCGATACGAGGGGAGCGGGAAAGAAGGCGACCTCAATCCGAACATCGAGCGGCGCAACGCCGGCGAAAAGAAGAAGCCCGCCCGCAATGACGTCGGCGACGAAGGCGTCATTCAGATCGTCGAGGCGTTCGAGGCGTCACTGTTCGAGTATCAGCGTGGCTGGTACCGCTCGGGGCAGCACGAGCGCATCCGCAACCTGCTCAAGTCGAGGCAGATCGGCGCGACCTGGTACTTCGCTCGCGAAGCCATCGCCGACGCGGTGGAGACGGGCAAGAACAAGATTTTCATGAGCGCCAGCAAGGCGCAGGCGCACATTTTCCGCAACTACATCGTCCAGTTCGTGAAGGAGACGACGGGCGTCGAGCTCAAGGGGGATCCGATCGTGTTGGCCAACGGCGCCGAGCTGCATTTCCTCGGCACGAACGCCAAGACGGCGCAGGGCTACCACGGCGACACTTATCTGGATGAGTACTTCTGGATCGTGGGCTTCGAGCAGTTCCGGAAAGTCACGTCCGGCATGGCCATGCACAAAAAGTGGCGCCAGACGTATTTCAGCACGCCGTCGTCAGTAGCTCACGAGGCGTACCCGTTCTGGACCGGAGAGCGCTACAACAAGCGCCGCGCCAAGGCGGACCGAGTCGAGATCGACATTAGCCACTCGGCGCTCGCCGGCGGGGCGCACTGCGCGGATGGCCAGTGGCGTCAGATCGTGACGATTCATGATGCGATCGCCGGCGGCTGCGATCTGTTCGACATCGACCAGTTGCGGCTCGAGTACTCGGACGATGAGTTCGCGAACCTGCTGATGTGCGAATTCGTCGACGACTCGCAGTCGGCGTTCCCGATGATGACGATGCAGCGCTGCATGGTGGACAGCTGGGATCTGTGGCGTGACTGGAAGCCGTTCGCGATGCGGCCGTTCGGGCAGGCCCCTGTTTGGATCGGCTATGACCCGGCGGGGGATGGCGAGAACAGCGACGGGGCGGGACTTGTGGTACTGGCACCGGCGAAGAACCGCAACGACCACCACCGGATCCTAGAGCAGCACCGCATCAAGGGCCACGATTACGAGGCTCAAGCGGAATTCATCAAACGGACGGCGAGCCGGTACAACGTCCAGTACATCGGCATCGACACCAATGGGATGGGCGAGGCGGTCGCGCAACTCGTCTCGCGCTGGTTCCCCCGAGTCACCCGCCACCGCTACACCCCCGACAGCAAGGCCGCGCTGGTGCGCCAGGCGCAGCACATCATCAGCCACGGCCGTCTCGAATTCGACGCGCGCGATGTGATCGTCGCGCAGTCGTTCTCGGCGATCCGGCGCGAGCTCACGGCCAGCGGTCGCCAGTTCACCTATTCCGGTGGCCGCAACGCCACCACGGGCCATGCCGATCTGGCGTGGGCCACGATGCACGCACTCAGCAATGAGCCCGTCGACGTTCTCGCCGCTGGCGAACGCGGCGGCTCGATCATGGAGATCAACCAATGACAGCAACGGCGGAAAAACCGCGCATGCGGGTACCGGCTACGTTATCCGCGCCGGCACCGGCGCGCGCCCAGGCCTTCACGTTCGGCGAGCCGGTGCCGGTCATCGACATGCAGGATTTTCTCTACACCGGCTGCTGGATGCTCGGCTCGCGCTGGTACGAACCGCCGATCGACCTGGCCGCGCTCGCCAAGACGTACCGGGCGACGGCGCACCACGGTTCGTCGTTGCAGGTGAAGCGGAACATTCTGAGTCGCTCGTTCGTACCGCATCCTTTGCTGAGCCGGCAGGCGTTCCGGGCACTGGTCAACGATTATCTGGTGTTTGGCAACGCCTACGCCGAGCAGGTGTTCGGACGGCTGGGTCGGCTGCTCGAGATCCGACCCGCGCAGGCACGGTTCGTGCGGCGGGGTGTGGAAGCGGGGCAATACTGGTGGACGTGCGACTGGCGTCAGCCGGCGGAGTTCGAGCGCGGCTCGATCGTTCATCTGCTCGAGCCGGATATCAATCAGGAGATCTACGGCGTGCCGGACTACTTGGGGGCGCTGCAGTCCGTGCTGCTCAACGAGAACGCTACTCTGTTCCGAAGACGCTACTACCTGAACGGCTCGCACGCAGGATTCATCATGTACGTGAGCGACCCGAACGTGAATCAGGAAGACGTCGACTCCATGCGATCGGCGCTCAAGGATAGCCGGGGCATGGGCAACTTCCGCAACCTGTTCATGCACTCACCGGATGGCAAGAAGGACGGCATCCAGGTGATTCCGCTAAGCGAAGTGGCCGCCAAGGATGAATTCGCCGGCATCAAGAAGACCACCCGCGACGACGCACTGGCTGGCCACCGCGTACCGCCGCAGCTTATGGGCGTCATGCCGGACAATGTCGGTGGGTTCGGTGACGTGGAGAAAGCGGCGAGGGTGTTCGTCACCAACGAACTCGAACCGCTCCAGGCGGTGTTCCTCGAGATCAACGACATCGTGGGGCAGGAGGTGGTGAGGTTCCGGCCGTATGAGCTGGGTACTACGAAGGAGGAATCGCCGCCGCTCGTCTGACGCTAACCGCTCTGATCGAAGCCGCCCACCCGGGCGGCTTTTTCGTGCGCAGCCGTCACAGCGTTATCCACAGCCGGTTTGGATGCTCAGCACCGCCGGCGCGCCGTCGACTCCCCGCCCCGCCTGCGCGCTAAATGGGTCGGTTTTGTTGCAGCGTTGCAGCGGTCGCTTTCGCCCGTAGTTTCTGGGCCGGGTGGCAGTGTGGACACATTGGGTTTTGGCTCGGAATGTTGCGTTCTGAAGATGGCCTGGCGGGGAACAAGTAGGAGAAGTTGGTTGGTGCCGGGCTGTACCATGAGTGTACCAAGGTGGCCGCTAGCCCAGTGCTCACGCGCTATATGGTCCGATCCATCATCGGCGCGACGGAGAACGTCCTATCAAGCCTGGGCCGCGTGGTTGTAGGCTTCGTCGGGTTTGGGCGACTTTCGGTATTATCCATAGCTGGTAATATTTACAGTGGTTTTGCTGCGTTTTGCGCGTCGTGATGTCACAAACCAGGCACTACGGGGCGGTCGGATTTGTCACATCGAGGAGGGTACGGTGGCCACCATCATGAAGCGGCGAAAAAAGGACGGCAGTCTCTCATACCTGGCCCGAATCCGCATCGCTCGAAAAGGGACCGGAGACGATACAGAGTCGCGCACGTCCCCGCGAAAAGCGATGGCCGAGGCATGGTCGGCGCGGCGAGATTGAACGGCAGGCGACAGGGGTATCGTCTCTGCCGAAGGGAGAAACGTTGCGGCGGGCGACGCGTTCGAGGGTTACCTTCACGAGTTCGGGCAGGGCGATGACGGTGCGCCATCGCCCTTGGCTTGTTGTGGAACGTTAATTGACCCCGCACCACCGTTATTTGTCAGAGATCGCTTACAGATAGGTTCATGGTGATGTTGTAAGCTGCGCCCCCTTGGTTGTTGGTCAAGAGGGGATGACATGAAGAAAGTGCCAGTTGTGACACGATTTTATGTTGCTTTTGCGGCTTTGATGTTTGTGTGGATGTGTTTTGTCATCGGGGTTATGAATCGAGGAAGACCCAAGCTGGGGATTATTACGAGAACCGACTTTTTGGGCTGGAGCTTTGATTCAAGGCTACTGTTTGTAATGGTACTCTTTGTCCTGTTGGTTACCGCCGGTGCTGCCTTGGTTGCCTATTTTATCGAAAAGCGTTTTGGGGGTGTTGCGGCCGTGCTGCCCGCTGCTTTTATTGTGGTGGCCATTTATTATGTCCCCTATGTGCCTCAGGATCATGTGGGCGAGTTTGCTTTTGACTCTCATGACATATACCCCGTTACACACAAAACCCTTTATGGGCCGAACGACGAGACTGAAAACGTGCTGTCGCCGTTGCTGATCATGTCGGATCGTCATTATGACTGGTCGAAGTCATCGGTTGAATGCCCGAGTTATTATCTCGATAGAGAGGGTGCGGCATTTATTGGTAAAAGTTACGATTTTAAGGAGAGGGAGAATTATAGTGCCCGCTATACATCGGCGCAGGGCGGCGATCCACTCGATGCCGAACGGGTATGCCAACAGTACAAAGACAAGATTGTATCGGCGCACGATTGGAAAAAAGTCGACCACGAGACGCTGTCGAAGTGGTATCAGCAGGGTCTGCTTTCGATGGATTATGCGGATTCCGCTTCGAGCGTCTATCACGCAGATTGA